GTCACAGACGGCGTGGCCTTGTTCCCTCGCTTCCCCCATTTGGTGGAGGTGGGGAGAATTGAACTCCCGTTAGGTGTCCGCACTACGTGCCGAGACCTCTTCCCTGTCACCCCCGCTACCACATCGGTTCAACGTATTTGCCTATGTACCACGGTTCCTCTTCCCGCTTCGGTTGCCATCCATCGAACTGACAAGCATTACTTGACGGTTGCAACTCTTCGGTATTTCCTAATACTTCCTCCGCTAACTCAAGCCCCGCTACCACGGGGTCGATGCAATCTGCTCATTTGCCCATGTATTTACCTACCCTTTCTTCTCCCTGAATGAATAGATCCCGTCCTTCGCTTCTCTCTGCATGACGGGGAACATCTCAGGACACGATTCCATGAGATCCCGCATGATGGACAGTCCCACGTTGCGATGCCCCTCAAGGAAGTAACCCCTCGAATTACCCGTGAACGTAGACCGGAACACGCCCGTGAAGGCGAGCAGTCGCCAGATGTAACGGCGGAACCTCAGGTCGTGCATGAGGTCGTAGAACTCCGCAAGTTCCATCCGTCTTGCTTTCCCGTCCTTCTCCTGCTGTTCCTTCCCCTCTGGCTCCTCAGGCTCGAATATCCCTGCGCTCGGCGGGAGCATCACGCACTACCCCTCTGGCCCATCAACGCCCCTATCGCGTTGTTCTCTTTGTTCTCGATCGCGCTCATGTCCTTGCCGACCTGTGCCGCCTGCTGTGCCTGTGCCATCATCATCTGCTGCTGCATTGCCCGCGCCTTCTCCGCCCGGATGAAGTCTCTTTTCTTCTCGTCCCTCAATATCTCCGGGTGAACGCCCATCATGTCTCCGTAAATATGGACTGCCTTGTCAAAGTCGATGTTGTCTATGACATCAGGGTCTTTACCCGCCTTCGCCTGGAACTCAGCGATGCTCCCTACGAAACCGGAGAACTGTTCAACCTTTTCCATACCTGCCATTCTCTGTGCCTGTGCAAGGACTGAGATGTATTCCACCTTCAACTCTTCCCCCTCAAGTTCTGCCGGGGGCGGAGGCGCAATACCCGCATCCATGATGTAACTGAATGCCGTGTCTATGAGCGGGTCTAACAGGTCTGAATAGAGTTGTTCGAGGACAGGCCCGATCATGAGCATCTTTTCCTCATGCCTCTCCACAACCTCGCGCGCCGTTACATCCCTGCCTCGCATAGGCTCCTGTGCGAACATCAGGAACAGGTCATTGAAGAAACTCTTGCCTATCCAGTATTGAAGATCGTCAGTCCAAGCCTTGATGCGTTCAGGGTGAAAGTCGATACTGAACAGAGGCCCGAACCTTTCAGTTGACGGGTCTTGCACATAGTTCACCCCGCCCGGCAACTGGTTGACCCCTATCGTCTCAAGTGAAGGCGGAGCGACCAGCGGCGGGTCTATGCTCATGTCAAATGCTTTGATGGTCTTTTTCTGAAATTGCTGATAAATCTGCACAATTCCAAGAGCCGTCTCTCCCGGACCCCATCCCCACGGTGCGCCCGGGACGACAGACCATCTGGGTGCGAGTACGGGGAATATTCCGTACCCTGACTCCCTCAGGAAGTTCTTATTCTCGTGCCCGGAGTCCTCGTAGTAGACGCTCCTGAATCCCTTGCCTGCATTGAACGGCTTATCCTCACGCACCATCTCGTTGGGTTCCACGAAATGGTCTATCATGACAGGCGTGTCCTCGTGATTCTTCGCCAGTTCCCTTAATCTCTCTGAGCAGTTCTTCTCACCGAACCACCGAACAGCCGCATGAGCAGGAAGCCAGAACTTGCGCCCGAAGGAGTCAACTTTCAGATCGTGTCCCACACCAAGGACATACTCGCCTATAGTCAGAGGTCTCAGGCGTATGACAGACTCAAAGTCCTTCTCCGTAACGACCGCCGCCGTACCGTAAGGCAACTCTTTGTAGACGTGATGCAGTCCCTGGTAAACGTTCGACTGGCTAAAGATGCTGTACATGAGATCCTCGATGACCCTGAGCCACGCCTTAGCTGCCTTTGAGCGTCCTCCTGCTGGGTGTTTCGTGGCAAGTTGGAACCACGGCCTTGCAGGACTCGTCAGACCACCCTGCAATCCTGCCGCCATGACGTTGACCGCGTATGTCGGAGCAGGATGGTATATCTCAGCGACAGAGCGTTGTGCGTCAGACGGCTTAGTCCCGTCAAACAGCCCGTTCCATGGCAAAATAAAGGCCGTGATGTCTTCCCACCACGGCTGCATTGGTTCTCTGAGTGATTCCAGTTCCTTCTGACGGCGCTTGACATGCTTCATCAACGCCTCATTTTCGTATTGGGGCATTCGCCGTCAACTCACTCTCCTAATAGTTTTTTCTTCGCCACGGGTGCGGCTCCGAGCAAACCTTGAGAACTGGTCGCCACGGTGTCCTCGCGTCCGTATGCCGCAGCGCGTCTTCTGCGCTCCGCCTCGATGCCGCGGTTAACCTGATCTCCCTCGTCGTTCTTGACGGGAGGAGGTGTAATCTTCGGGACAGTGGGATTAAATATGCACATGCTATTACCTCGCTTTCAGGGGATCGTATTTATCGGCGTTACTGAAACGGTTCTTAGCCGTATTCGACCTGTCTGTCGCTTTCAGCTTTGGTCTCACTGGAGCGGCGAAGGTCAGGACTAACGCATCAGCAATGTCAGGCGACCTGCCCCCGCGTTTCTTGATATCGTCTTTCGCCTCTAATACCATCCTGTCCGATGCGTCCATCTTGTACGTCGGCGACACCAGGTCGGTCTTGAGATCCGGCATGTTCGGCAACGCTCCGCCTGCCTCTATCCACTCCCTGCATTTGTCCCACATCTCGGAGCGTTTATTGGCGTATCTCACAGGATCAGCAGCCTTTCCCCCGAAGTTGACCTCTATCGCCGGGTACCCCAGTTGCCGGAGCCTGTCTATAACTCCCTCTCCGCGTCCCGCATCGATGAACAATGCGTCAGGCTCATGATGGTCGTACTGTGCCGCTATCCGTTGAGCGAGTGTCATGTTGTCTATGTCGGTAAATACTATTGGCTCGTGACACCACAGCCCCTGCCTCAGGACTATGACAGATCGGTCATCCCCGAAGCGCGCAACGTCAACTCCCAGGATCTTCGGCGCGCCCCTAACATCGGCAGGAGTGATGGTCTTCTTGCACGCCGCACTAACGAGGTCTATCGTTATCAGCGTGTCATCGCTCGATGCGGAGAAATCGCACAAAAACTCCTGTCTGTAGGCCGCATCGCTCATAGTTGCCTTCGCCATCTCTAACTCTGACTCTGTGATAATGTCCGTCTCGTCCACCCGATAAAGTGCAGAGTACCAATCGTCAAGCGTCTGAGCGTATTCGTACAACTCGTAAAACAGGTTCATACCCTTTGGCGTGCCGATGAACACCGCCCACCCCTGACGGTCAACCAGTGTAGGCCGGACTATCTCTCCCCACACTTCAGGCTTCATTTGCGCTACCTCGTCCATAACAACGCCGTCTAAATACATCCCCCTGATAGCATCGGGATTATCTGCGCCCAGCAGCATAATCCTGGAATCATTAGGCAGGGAGATCGTCAGTTCAGATTCCGATATTTTCACGTCTGGAACCGGCTGAACGAACCGCTTGAAATAGTCCCAGGTATTCCTCTTCGCCTGCTTCAGCTGCGGAGCCATGTAAGCGTACCGCGCATTCGGGACCGTGACCGTAAGTGCCTTTTTGATCATGTGGTTGACAGCGCAGACCGTCTTCCCGAGTCGCCTGTGAGCCACGATGACGGAGAATCTATGGGAGTCCATCTGGGAGTGAATGACATTCTGCGGATACCTGGGATGGTACGGGATGACTATCTCATTCATCGGCAGCCTCATCAGCGGTTTGCCACCTGATCAAGAGAGGCCCGCCATTTTTGCCGGTATGCTCTAAATGTTTCTCATCACGCCAGCCGTAATTGTTTTTGAGATTGAAAATGATTCCAGGAGTGAAGGTTGATTTATCGTTCAAGTGTTCCTCAAGCCACCGGAGCACTTTTGCTTTCGCTGTTTTTATAGTGTCGGAAAACTCTTCTTCCGAAGCATAGTTAATCAACTGTTCCCGATCTAAACCGCACGCCATTGCAAGCCCCGTCACTGTGTAAGGCTTATCTTTTTCCTCGCACTCGGCAAAATAGGCATCAATTTTGACCTGCAATTCCTCGGCAGTTTTATATTTTCTTGGTCTGCCTGTTTTTGCCACGATTTTCACCTCCATTTTGGACTATTATGGGGTTTCAGGCGATCTTCGTAGCCTGTATATATATGTACCGGTCTGTATTATATCGCCAGTGATACCAGGGTAATATATAATCACCAGGCCCCATCCCCGCCCTTATATGGTGATTGCTCCCTGACCTACCCAATTACCCGGAATACACTCAATGTGCCTTGGTTGCTCTCAATCCCTCCCAATGTGCCAGGTGTAAACATACCAGCCGGAGTAGATCTAAGCCGGCAAAGCGCATCAAAAAAGCCCGCAAGGTGTTAACCTCACGGGGCTGAATCGGTCTCAAGACACACTTGTGCCATCGTAAGCAAGTATACCACAAAAAGGGTAATATTTGGTCGACTTCGTCCTACGAGTGCAAAAAATGAGTCTTAAGTCCTATTGTAGGCACTAATATTGGCGAATAAATGGGCCTATAGTCCTATTGCAATATGGCTAGTAGGGTGTATCTTGGTATCAGGCGATAAGGCAAAAAACAAAAACTTTGGAGGTGTTAAGGATGAATATGGATCGCTCGGAATACCTCGAAGAGAACTATGAGACGCTAGAAGAGGCAATCGAGGCGAAGGCAACTGAAATAGCATATGCCGCAGCGAAGAAGTACATGGAGGAACACGACCCTGATTGCTCGTGGCGGGAAGCTTTCACCAGGACAGGCAACCAGAAATATTTCGAACTTTGTTTCAACTAGTTAGAGCATAGCACCACAAATAAGGAGGGGTTAGAGATGGCACGGAAGCCGGAGTATTGCACCAACAGCGGGGTTGAGAGTTGCAACGAGTGTAGCATGGTTAACTACAGGAGGGATTGTCACAATAATCCTATAGCCAAGGACGACCCGGATTACTCATGGCTCGGCAATGTTAAGAGCGACGCGGCAGAGGATATCCGCAAGGGCAACGCACTCAAGTCTATCACTATTGTCTCAAGGGCAGTCAACGAGGCAATAGCACGCCGAGCAGAGACATTGTGTCGAGAGAGAGGCATCACGATGTTGGATCGTTGCGATGGGGACTGGGTAGGCGAGTTTGCCGAGACAGACAATGTTATGAGGACACTCCACGAGATCAAGCAGGCGATACGGGACGCAAGACAGGCTGTGTAATTAGCAGGTTAATCCTGCTCTGATGGGGTTGACAGTGATTAACATGACCGCCGAAGAGGGCAAGAAAGTTGTGCGGGGAATCATGGACAGTGCGGAAAGGATATCAGCGATAAAGGGAATCAGCGAAGTTATTGACCGCCTTGAAGCATGGGCCGATACAGCCGGGATCATTTACCGTGAGAACGGCGACGAAGGGCAAAAGAATCAATACATCAATTACACCAACCAAGCCATTAAACTAAAACATGCACTCGAAGTGATACAGCGTAGTTAACTCCCACCAGGGCCGGCCAGTCACGGCTAGCCGGTCTTACGAGGTAGTTAACACAAATATAGGAGGTGGCAGAGGTGGACATGGGAAATATCAAGGCCCGGGACATTGTAAGAGCGCATAAAGGCAGAGTAGTGACCACAATAGGATGTTTTAAGCGGTATTATCCCGTAGCAGAGGGCAAGGATGCGAGAGAGGTTGCACGGGCTATTAGAGATGAAATAGCACCACAGGTTGACGGGATGCACCTATATACCCCGGATACAGTGATGAAATGCGGTTGGATAGTTGAAGACGCAATAAACAAGGCGCGTAAGTATGGGGAACTGTGGTAAACCATGAAGAGGGTGGGGTTAAACTGCAATTGTGTGACGAACAAGGGAATCTGTTAGCCCATGGGGAGATTATAAAAATTAACCT